CTGAGGTTGTATTTAAACGCTGTGGTTTTTGTGGTGATAAAAAACCAGAATGCCGCAAACAAAAGAAGTGTCTTAAAGACCTTTTGTAATAGCTTGGGGAGCACCTCGGAGTAGGACTCCCCTGGCCTTGGCATCGGCCCGTACGCGGATACCCTTTGCCGTCTAGACGGTGGGAATAGACCACAAAAATTTTTCAAACGTTTGAAGCTTGTTTAAATAATTTTTATCTTTATAAAATGGCTTTTCAATCTTCGGCTGCTGCTGCGAGTCTAACTCGCCCCGGTCAGTCTAACTCAACGGGTGATGCCCGTGCTCTCTACTTGAAGTTGTTCAGTGGAGAGATGTTCAAAGGATTCCAGCACAATGCAATCGCTCGGGATCTGGTTATGCGTCGTACGCTGACCAACGGTAAGTCTCTGCAGTTCATCTATACAGGTCACACCAAGGCTGAGTACCATACTCCTGGTAACAGCATTCTGGGTGATTCCAATGGTGCACCTCCAGTGGCTGAGAAGACCATCACGGTTGACGATCTGCTGATCTCCAGTGCATTCTTGTACGACCTTGATGAGACCCTTTCTCATTATGATATGAGGTCGGAGATCTCACGTAAAATCGGCTACGCATTGGCACAAAAATATGATCGCTTGATCTTCCGTGCTATCAGCCGTGGTGCACGTGCTGCTTCTCCAATCACTAAGTCTGGCTATGTTGAGCCAGGTGGTACTCAGATTCGTGTCGGTTCCTCAGGTACCGCTGCATCTGATGCTTATGATTCTGCAAAGCTGGTTGCTGCATTCTATGATGCTGCTGCTGCTCTTGACGAAAAGGGCGTCAGCTCTGACGGACGTGTTGGTGTATTGAACCCACGTCAGTACTATGAACTGATCCAAGCTGTTGGATCTAACGGTCTTGTAAACCGTGATGCTCAAGGTACCGCACTGCAAGGTGGTAACGGTATCGTCGAGATCGCCGGTATCAAGATCTTCAAGTCTATGAACATTCCGTTCTTCTCTCAGTACGGTACTAAGTATGGTACTGGTTCTGCCACGAATCCTGGTGTGACCGATCCTGGTAACACTGGTTCTTTCGTGTCTGAAGCTATTGAAGATGCCGCTGCTGATGTCACCGGTATCAACAATGAGTACGGTGAAGAAACTGAGTTTGCTAATAGCTGTGGCCTCATCTTCCAACGTGAAGCTGCTGGCTGTGTGGAAGCTATTGCCCCTCAAGTGCAAGTCACTAGCGGTGATATCTCCACTATCTACCAGGGTGACGTGATCCTGGGTCGTCTCGCCATGGGTGCTGACTACCTGAATCCCGCTGCTTCTGTTGAACTGTTTGCTGGCACCGCTACCAAGCCTGCTGCATTCTGATTCATATTATACGGGAGTCTCTTCGGAGGCTCCTTTTTTTTAATTCTTTATTGAGAATAAAACTCATTTGCAATTATGGCCTTCCCTACTACTGGCTCCAATACTGAGCTACAAGCTGTTAATCAGATCCTGGCGTCAGTTGGTCAGGCTCCCGTTACTACACTAACAACTGACGAGACGTTTATCCTCAGTAAAGTATCTAACTTTATTGGTACTATCTCTGGCACTACTCTAACAACAACCAAAGGTGACATTGCTGTTGGTTCATATATTGGTGGACCTAATGTAATTATTGGTACTTCTATTGCTGTCGCTGCTGTAGAAGCATCCCCTGCAACAGATCCAGTTACCTACAATTATACTATTAATATTTCTCAAAATATTAGTAGCCAAACCTTGACACTATCTACTGTTGAAAGTAGAGTTGAAGCACAAACCAACCCGGACGTTGCGATTGCACTCGACACCCTTAGAGAAGTATCCCGTGAAGTTCAATCAGAAGGATGGTCATTTAATAAAGAGTATAAATTTCCTATAGCACCAGATGCAAATAATGAAGTAATTATTGCTAACAATATTCTTCAAATTGATTTGAATAAAACTTACACCCAAAATATGGATAGGGATAGCATTAATCGTGAAGGAAAACTTTACGATAAAATTGCCCATTCATTTATTTGGACAGATGAAACTTTATATGTAGATGTTACTTGGTACTTTGATTGGCAAAGTATTCCTACCCCTATTCAAGCTTATATTGTAGCAAGAGCTTCTACTATCGTATCTAGTAGAATTATTGGAGATGTTAATCAATATCAACTTTTAGCACAAAAAGAAGCTGTAGCTAAATCAACAGCTCTAGCATACGAGTGTAATCAAGGGGATTATAGTTTCTTTGGTGCACCTAAAGGTGGAGATTTTTATCAACCATACCAGCCGTTCCATACTTTACAACGCTAATGGCAGCAGTAACTCAACTAACACCGAGCTATCTTGGTGGTGTTTCCCGACAAAATGATGACAAAAAAATATTAGGACAAGTAACAGAATGCATCAATGGTTATCCTGACCCTACTTTTGGTCTATTAAAAAGGCCAGGGATGCAACATGTTAATGTGCTAAAGAAAGCTAATGGTACTGCATTTACTAAAGCTGAATTAGATGGAGCTGTATGGTTTTTTATTGACCGTGATGCAGCAGGCTCGTACATTGGTGCTATTAAAGGTGCAAACATTTATGTCTGGACTAGAGCAGATGGCACATTTTGTACAGTAAATAATACAGGTACATCTTATTTAACTGGTTCAAATCAAACAGATTACCATTTCCGTACAGTACAAGATGTAACCGTTATTACTAACAGAACTGTTGCAACTCAAATGCAAGCAGCAACTACGTTTGTTTCTAATTCTGTTGGCACTGTAAGGTTAATTACACTTACCGCTGATCTTGAGTATTCAGTTACTATTCAAGGAATTAAATCAGAGGTTACTCCACAAAACTCTACGACTTTTGATGATTTTCTTGTATATGATAGCAGTAGTGTAAACACTAATCACCACCTAATAGATGCCATTAAAGCTACAATTGAAGCACAACAGGCAGCAAATAATGCAGATTTTAATGGAGTATGGTCTTTAGAAGCATACCCTAATAGTCTTGTTATTAGACGTACTACTGGAACTAATGCTGTTGTTACAGATGGTACTCAACCTGCTGGTACACGAGTGGCCTTTACTTTAGATGCTAAAGGTGGACCGGGTAACATAGCTATTAAGGCTTATCTTGATAGCATTGATGATACCAGTACTTTGCCTGTTGAATCTTTTAATGGACATCATCTTACAATTCTAAATACTGCTTCTGAAGAAGATGACTATTACCTAGAATATTCAGCGTATGATGGTGTAAAAGGTAAAGGGTTTTGGAAAGAAACAATTAAACGTGGTATTTCTCCTGGTTTAAATGCTGCTTATATGCCGCATCAATTGGAAAATACTGGTCCTACTTCGTTTAATTTTAAACCAATAGCATGGACTGCACGGCAAGTAGGTGATGATTTAACTAATCCACCTCCTTCATTTATTACAGTTAATGATACTACTACCCCACCAACTTATACTGGTTCTAAACTAACCTCTACTTTCTTCTATAGTGATCGGTTTGGTACCCTTTCAGAAGATAATATATTCTTAGGTGTTGCTAACGATCCCTTTAATTTTTTTGTTAAGTCAGCATTAGCTCAGACTGATTCTGATCCAATTGATTTAAATGTATCTAGTATTCGACCTGTTGTATTATCTGATGTTTTACCTTCTCCTCAAGGTCTTATTTTATTTAGTTCAAGACAACAGTTCCAACTTTATGCTACTAGCACCGCTAGGTTGACACCAAGAACATCTGAAATTAGAAGTCTATCTAATTATGAAATGTCACCTGACATTGAACCTGTAGATGTAGGCACTTCTGCTGTCTTTTTAAATACAGCTTCTGGTTATGGTAAACTATTTTCTTTAGCATTAAGGGAGATTGAAGAAAGCCCTATTGTTATTGATATTAGTAAAGTTGTATTAGAATGGATTCCTGACACTGTTGACATCCTTACAGTAAGCCCTCAAAATTCTGTAATTATGTTAGTCGATAGTCAATCGTCTTACATTTATTTGTACAGGTATTACAACAATGGTGAAAGAGATTTATTCCAGGCTTGGGTAAAATGGGAATTACCTGGTACTATTCAAACAGCAGATATTCTAAACGACACATTAGTCGTTGTGTCTCAGCATGAGAATGAATATACTATAGGTAAAATTATTTTAGATGAAATTCCTACAGGAACCTCTGTAACAAGTGCTACTTCTATTGATGGTAACTCATGCTTAGACATGGCTGCAAGGCCAATTTCACCAGCTTCAGGTGTTAATCCAGTAGTATATGATGCGACCAATCAGGTCACTAAAATCTACACACCATACACACCTATTTCCGATAAAAAAGGTGCTATGTTGTTCGGTATCCCAACAGCAGATGTAGGAACTTCAGCTGTTGTAGATGCAGATGCAGGTTATTATTTAGAAGCAACTGAACGTACAGAAATTGGTACAGGTTATCGGTATTTTGAGGTACAAGGTAATCACACAGCTTATGCTGACGGTATTATTATAGGTTATAATTATGACTTTGATATTACATTACCTAAATTTTACTACAGAATAGATGAGAATACTACTGATTATACAGCTGCATTAACTATTTCTAGAGTACATTTTTCTGTCGGTAGGACTGGTCCAATAGAATTTAAATTAAAATCTTCTGGATCTGATGAATGGAAAAATATTGAGTATGTAACTGATGCTAACTCTTATGCAGCAGATAGTAGCCCTATAACTTCGGAACATCAATTTACTATTCCTATCCATCAACGTAATACTAATTTTGAATTAAAAGTGACAAGTAATTTTCCATACCCTGTATCGTTGGTGTCAATGATGTGGGAAGGTAACTATTCCCCACGGTTTTATAGGAGGACTTAATGGTTGAATTTAATCCTAAAGGTAATAATATTCTAGATCAGGAGCTTGCTGTTTCTGGTCTAGAAATGAACATATGGCCAATTGGAATGGCTGCTCCAGCGGCTGCTGCAGCTGGTGGTGGTCTTTCATTAGGCGGCCTTGCAAGTGGACTCGGGTTTTTAAGTAGTGCTCTTGGTGTTTTTGGAGGTATAAATCAATCTTCTGCCGCGCAATCAGCTGCAAACAGGCAATTTCAAATTGCCGCAGCAGATAGAAAACATCAAATTAAAGTTGCCAAAGCAACAAATAAATATAATGATGAATTAGATGAACTAGATCTATTTAATTATAACCAAGAAAGAGATTTTGCTTATAAATCTTTAGTTAAAGATTGGAAAAGAGGCAAAAAAATTAATAGATTTGAACATAAAAGCCGGATGCAAGAGTTCCGTAAAAACAATCGAATTAGTAGAAAGCAAACTCGTTTAAATAAAAAAGCTAAACAACAAGCAATTTCCGCAGAACAAGCTGCTCTTAGAGACACATTTATTGAACAAGGATTTGCTCGGCAAGATAATCTATCTTCTCTTCAAGAATCCCTTTTTGATGGTATAATTTCTACACAAGAAACAAATTTAAAAATCCAAGGTATTAAAGATAAGCAAGCTTATGGTCAATTTGCTATTCAAGAGAATATCAATCAACTAATGAAGCAAGGTTCTATACAAAAAGAAACTGCTATGGTTGAGAGTTTAATTGCTGAAGGTCAGGCTGAACTTGGACAAGCAGGGAAATCTACTCAAAAAGGTAAGCAAAGTACAGTAGCTGCTTTACATCGTAGTCTTAGATCTCTTGACGCTGAATTGTCTGGTAGACACAAACAGGCTGCTATTCAACTAGCTGAGCTAAATTCTGATTCTAGTTTAGCTTTATCTGGTGCTAAATTGGATCTTAAACGTATTAACCAAAGTATTTCTGTTGCTCAACGTAATTTTGAATTTAATGAAGAAGTAATAGATGCTAATCTTGCCAGTGCTATTGAAGCATCAGAACGTAACATTGAGCAAATTTCTCTTGATTTTAGATTTGCCAACTTAAACGTTAAGGCGGGTAAAATGAAAAAACCAAAACGTCTTAAGTATATTCCTAAACCTAAAATTCCTCCAGCCAGAAAATTCTTAGAGCGCCAAGAAATTATTGTTCCTAAACCTTTAAAAAAGGATAGGAAAAATAAATTAGAAAGAGCTCTTGAACGCGGAGACGTTGTAAGAGTAGAAAAACCAGAAGATGGAGAAGCTGGTTCAGATCAGGTTTCCGACTATAATGCAATTACAACCGATCCTGCTTTCAATGTAGATGACAGATTTGATTAAATTAACAACACACTGATTCTATGGCACGTATCCAATATAAACCCGCTTCACGAAGTCGGGGTTTTAATCCACAACAGTTAAGTACAGCGGGTATCAACCGGATGCGTGATGAAAGCAACCGGATTATCCAAAACATGGAAAAGCAGCGTCTGGCTGAACAAGCTCAGCGAGACCGAGAACTTAAATCTCTTGTAGAAGACAATGCTTATACAGAACGGATAAAGCAGCAAAATTTTGAGATTAAGAAACAAAATATTAGTGCTAAAAGTAATGCAGCTATTACGGATATTAAGCTTGAAGATGCACAAGCTAGAGCTGATCAAGCTTCTACTCAAAGTGTATTAAATGCTATAGGTACATTTAGCCAAACTGCAAGTCAAGCTCTTACTGCTCTTGATTCTCATCTTTTAAAACAAGATGTAGCGGCTGCAACAGCTGCATCATTGCAAGCTCCAGTTAACCCTGAAGAGTTTAATGAACGAGTCCGTTCTGAAGCATTGATGGCAGAAGGATCCATTGCATTAAATACAGAAATTAATGTAAAGGGTGTTGAAAGTAACGAAAATCCTATTGAGACAAACAAATCATATTTAAGTAATCCTGGATTTACAGGAAGACGTAAACAAATTTATGATAATCTTCAAGCAGTAAAAATGTATAATATGATTTCCCAACAACGTTTTGGGGATTCAGAATATCAATATACAGCTGCTGATGGTAGACAATTTACTGGTGTGGAAGCTCAGAGAGATCAATATTTTGCGTCTGAGCTGCAGAGAATTACTTTAACTGATCTAGTTAAAGACATGGGTTATACAGAACCTATGTATCTAAAAGATGCTAAAGAAAAAATTTTAGCCGTTAATCAAACTGTTCTATCTCAAGTAGGCAATGAGCAATTAAAATTTCAAGAAGAAGTTGCGTTACAAGGTGCATTAGATTTAGCACAAGGTGGTACAAGAAATGATCTTATTCAAGCTGGTGATTTAGTATCAAGATTTAAAGGTAAAGGTGGTATGCTTGATTTTTACCAAGACTTAATCGAAACCCCTTCGACGCCACAAAGTACTGTAGATATTATACTTAATCTACCTGTAGGTAAAGATGGTGCTATATTGTCTAAATCTAATCCTAATCGTTTTGGACCAGCTCTTGCAAAACGAAATGAAGCAATTTATCGCTTAGATAATCTTGAAAGAGATATTAAGGAATCTAAAATTAGAAACCAAATTTTAGACAATATGGATATAGTTTCTGAATCTTATGATGAAGATTTTGCAGGAACGTCAAGAACAATTAACAAGCATTTTTCTTCAGAAGGAATGGCTGTTCCACCTGCAGTTACAGCATTAGAACGGTCTAAATTAAAAAGAAAAAATTCTATAGATGAAGCTATCTTTGCCCAAAAGGTTCAAGATAGTATTCTTGATCTTACATTTGTTAATTCTATAGAAGATCCACAGCTTCAAGAAAGGGCTAGAAAAGCCCTTGATGCTCAGGAAGAAAGAAAATATGGTCCTGAATCTGCTGGAATTAAAGAAGGTATGTTAGAATCAGCCAAAACTTTAACTAAAATTAATCGAGAAGGTTCTGGTAGTGCTCAAACATTCTTAGTATATTCAAGGATTTTAAAAGAATACAACAAAGCTTTAAATTTAACAAATGATCCACTCGCTGCGTACAATTCCGTCCAAGACCAAATTAGGGCTGCTTTTGATAATAAGTCTGACAGTCCCTTTTTTTTCAAAGACGGTGCTCACAACCGTCGAATTTTTCCACACATTGAAACTTCTGATGCAGAAAAAGCTCAGTATCACCGATACCGTCTAGAACAATTTAAAAATTTAGGAACTGCTACTGTAGATAAACCATTTGCTTTAGCCCAACAACCTGAAATGGATGCTGCTTATGAATCAAGACAAAAAGGTAGTATGATTTACCCTCCTGGTATTCTTCACTATGCTGAAACATTTGGATTTAAACCTTCTGAAGTATTTAATGCACATAGAACTGCTAATAACAAAGCAACTGGTGATAACAAGCCTTTATTGACACCTGATTCTGTTACAGAAGTTATGGATAGAGCAGGTTCTACTGAACTTAGAAATCTACTTCAATCTGGCAATAGTTCTCAAATTAATCGTAGTGGTGCAGCAATGGGTCTTAGGGGGACACTACCCCTACGTTCTAGCATGCAAAGTACTGGTATGCGCGGATTGGCAGATTTAATTAGTTCCGGCGAAGGTCGTTCAGATTCAATGTTCCCCGGTGAAAATTATCCAGAAATGCTTGATATGACTATTAGACAAGTTGTAGAGTTTCAAAAAGAAAAACTAAAAGATGGCCGCGCTTCTGCTGCAGTAGGCGATTATCAATTCTTATATCCTGAAAATGCAGCAGCACTGGCTGGGCTTTCATTAGACGAAAAATTTACACCCGAAAATCAATTTAAAATGCTTTTAGGGACTCTATTTAATAAACCTGGTAGGGAAAATCTTTCAGCATTTTTACAAGGTACAGGTAATAATATAGAATCAGCCCTTGATGAATTATCAAATGAATTCTCTTCCATTGCAGGTAGAGATGGGCAGACATCACATAAAGATGGTGTAAACAAAGCTAGTATTAGCCGAGACCAAGCACGTGCTGCCCTGCTTTCGGCAAGACAAGAATTTATTAACCGATAAAAATGACAAACTCAGCTTTTAATAGCTTGGGTGAGGATTATGTGCTGGATGAAAAGGAGCGTCAAACGCAACTCTCTAATGAACAACTTGAAGAGATTGAGCAAAGATTGGCAGAGCCTCAAGAGGCAGACCCGATGCTTCCTGAACAAACAGCACAACTTGCTACGGCAGGACAAACCCCACCTCAGCAAACACAACCCCAACCCACGGGTGGGGATTCAAAAACTTACTATGAACAGCCTACAGGTTTTACTTATTTAGGTCAACCTATTGGTCAAGCTAGTGAACAAGTTCAACAACGATTAAGTGCACCAGGTCAAGGTTTAATTGATTTTGCTGCTGATGGACTAAATAAACTACTACAAAACGCAAGTCTTACAGTACCTAAAGCTACTAAGTATGAAGATGAGGTAGCAACTGCAACTAGACAAATTTCTTCTGTTGTATTACCTACTTTACTACTACAAGGTAAAGGTATGGCTATGGGTACAGCAGCACATAGTAGTATTGGGCTTGGTATTGGTAATACTGCCTTTATGAAATTTGTAGGTGCTAGGGGTGTTGAGGCAGCATCCGCTGCTATTGTTGGGGCTATCAGTACACAATATGAGACTGATGACAACATTGCAGGAATGCTTAAAAAGTCCTTTCCTAAAACGTTTGACTTTCTTCCCGATAATTGGACAACACTAAAAGGTGATTCTCCTGATGTTATTAGGCAAAAAAACATTAATGAAGAACTTGCTCTTGGTTTTCTACTTCCTTTTGTCCAATTTGCTGGTAAGTATGTTGGATCAATGGAAGAAACTAAACGCTTGTTAAAAAAACCACCTGTTATGGTTGGTGAAAATGAACAAGCCGTTAAGTACCTAGCTTCTAACAAACCTAAACCTAAAAGTGAAGTACCTGAAGAAGCTTTAGTAGAGTATGTTGCTAAGCAAGAAGAAGCATTGGATGAGCTTGGATATTACAATATGTCTAAAGCACAGGATCTTAATCAACCACTTAAAGGCGTACACGATCTCTACGATTGGCAAGAAACAGGTATCCGTACTGTAGACGACTTTGGTGTAGTAGGTGCTAGTATTGATGCTGCACGTATTCAAGCTAATAAAGGTACGGTTAACGGACGTATTGGTAATTTTATCAGTGGTCCTGCTCTAAAATATGGTGCTGAAACACCTGGTGGTGTAGAAGAAATTACTATTGGATT